GAAGGGGTAGGTTCAGATAGTTCAGTTATACAGATCTTCGAATACTCTGATCTAACTAAGATCCGCCAAGTAGCTATATACTCCTCTAATACTATATCACCAGTTAACTTTACAGAGAAGGTTCACGAGATACTAAAACACTGGGGAAGTCCTCTGGCATGTATTGAAAGAAATAATTGCGGAGCTCAAGTCGTCGATAACTTAAAGAAGATCCATCAGTATGATAATATTGTATCATGGGGCGCATCTACAGCTGGTAGGGCGAAGAATCAATTAGGTATTGTTGCTCATACTAACACAAAGCAGAAGGGAGTTACAAATATGAGATACTGGCTCAACGATCTCGAAGCAGTTAACTTAAAAGATATACATACTGTAAAGGAGTTAAAGGACTTTGTAAGGTATCCAAACGGTACATGGGCAGCTAAAAAAGGTGCCGGGTATCATGATGATAAGGTAATGGCCATGTTATGGAACCTAATTATGTTAGATGATGAATTAGTAACTAGATATTTTGAGGTACTACAGACTGATAAAAATAACAAGCCTCTAAAGATTAAGCAATTCGACTTCGGGATTAAATATTTTATGAACCCAACCTCTATATATAGTGGTGAAGGTAGAGAGGATGGTTATAGTGATACAACGCCTATTATAATAGGCAATGCTCAAAATACTGACTCTGACCTGGATCAACTAATGGGGATGGGATGGACACCTTTATAATATGTCAGTACAGCAATCACAGTTAAATAAAAGTAGGTTAGATAAATTTCTATGTGTTATCAACCTGCCTGAAGGTCTTAGAGGTATTAATGATAATAGCATCGGGGCTACAGACAACAATAAGATTAACGAAAATTCATTACAATTTTCTGTATATGGTGCTGTTGTGCCAGATGTAACAGTACCGGATGTTATTCTACCCTATGCCGGTCAATCGTATAAAATATCTAGTAATACAAGACCTCCTTATGCAAATGTAACTGTTAGCTTTACTGTTGATAGTAAATTTAGAAACTATTGGGTTATATACAAATGGTTAGATCTCCTTAATGATGATAAGGAATCTGTATTTGATGCGGGTAATGTTGCTAACACGGTTAAAGTATCGCCAGAATCTCGTGTTTCAGATACAAAAAGGAATAGATCTTCTACTCCACCAGAGCTGTATCAATCTCTTATTACCATATACGGTCTTGATGAATTCGATAAACCGATGGTTCAATTTGACTATACAAAAGCATTTCCTGTATCGCTTGGTGGTATTAACTATAATTACCGAGAAGCTGGTGAGATTGAAATAGAATTTGAATTCGCATTCTCGCAATTATTAGTGAAGTTACCGTAATTTTTATCCCGTTGGACCATAAATAATATTATGGCACGTACAATTCAATCACCAGGTGTAGAGATTAATGAGATAGATTTGTCTCTCAGACCTAATATACCAGCTGGTACCACAATATTAGTCCCAGGTTTCGCAGACAAAGGACCAACAGACGAAGTTATTCAAGTAACGAGCTTAAGTGAGTTCGAGCAAATCTACGGATTGCCCACTACACCAGCAGAACGCTACTTCTATCATTCGGTTAGACCTCTATTCAATTCACCAGCTAATATTCAAGCGTACAGGTTACCGTATGGTGAACAAACCGGAGCAGGCTTCGGTAACACTTACGGAGCACTTGCATACCCAGCAGTAGGTATTGCACTATCTGGTACTGGTGAGACCTTAGCAACATACTCTCAGCCGACGTCTGGTGATCAAAATGTACCTGGTATTTACGTACTCGGTAAACCCTACCACATGGAGTTAACGCAGGAAGAATACTTCCAAGTACTACGACAAGACGAGTTCAACTGGACTAACGATTTAACCGCGGTTCCAGACACATTCGCAAAACTAGGAAACGCTGCAGTAGTTGTTCTTAACAAAGGGCAAACGACAGTTAATGGCCGATTTGAAGGTTATTATCTCGGTCTTGCAGACAATACTAACCTAAACGATGCAACAGACTTTGATGCTATATTAACAGCAGAGACAGTAGCTACTAGCGCAACTGTTACATCTAATTACCTAAGACTGCCAACTCAGAGATTAAACTTTACACTATCTGGTGCAAATGATGCAACAACCAATACATTCGGTCAAGAGACTGATAGTATATCTGAGATCATGGAAAATCTCACAGATTTCGATATTGCAACACCTCAGTACGATGATGTATTATCAGTCGGTCTATTCAAACTAAGACAATCAGTATTCGCTGCTGATGTTATTAAACTAGATTACATCTTATCTGAAAATTATGTAGGTTCATTTGACTTCCATAGACAACAGCAAAGTCAGCAAGGTGGAGCTCCTCAGAGCTTCTTCTTAGGATTCAGAGAAGATGAATCACCTAATATATCAGTCGTGATTAATGACAACTTATCACACAGAAATGGTGATACGTGGCTCGATCTTAATGGTAACCCTATTAACAAGATAAGAATTGCTAATAGTAAGTTTACTGCAAATGAAGCTAATGCAATCGATGCTGATCCAGGCTTTGCAAACTTCCAGCTACTATCCAGTGGTTATATTCCTGAGACATCAATAGTACCAGCTACTAGTGCTGCTCTTATTAATAACGTCTTTAGTACCTTATCTGGAGCGGTTGATACTTTAGGAGCAGCTGACTCACTATTCACAGTCGGTGCTTATGCCAATGCTAACTTACAAGCGGAGCAAAAAGATCTAGGTAGTGTACCGAGAAAGGTTGACAGATTACTCGACACCATTGAGAACCCTGAAGTCTTTGATCTCGATATTACTATTGAAGCTGGTCTTGGTACAATTAACGCTGCCAGAAAAGACAATGGCGATGACAAATACTTCGACGATCTAACTAATGTCTCAGCAATGTCCGGTTTCTATAAATCAGATATTACTAAGATATCATCAGAAGCACAGACTTACAGAGATAACTGGAAGACAATCTACAATAGGTTTAACGACTTTGCGGAGAAGAGAAGGAAGGATCATATGTTTATTGCCGATTTACCAAGGCCTATATTCGTACAAGGACGTAACTTCAAGACCCTAGATGATCCTGAAAAGAACTTCTCGTTGAATGTATCAAAGCCCGTGCAAGCCTTTACGACTATTCTTAATTCAAGTTACTCTACTACATATGCAGCTTGGAATAAGGTTTATGATAGTTCATTAGACGATCAAGTATGGGTGCCATTCTCTGGTACTGCTGCAAGTCAAATGGCTAATACAGATGCTAACTTCCAACCATGGTTCGCACCTGCTGGATTTACTAGAGGTAGAGTAGGTAGTGTTAATGATATCGCGCTGTACCCTAAGCAGAAGCAAAGAGACCAACTTTATAAGAACTCGGTCAACCCAGTTGCATTCTTCCCGGGTGATGGCTTCGTAACATTCGGACAGAAGACTCTACAAGCAGCTCCGACTGCATTTGATAGAATCAATGTACGTAGACTGTTCTTGAATCTTGAGAAAGCGACAAGAAATACAGTTAAGTACTTCTTGTTCGAGCCTAATACGCTACTCACAAGAACGAGAGTTATTAATACACTCACCCCAATATTCGAGAATGCTAAGAATACTGAAGGATTGTATGATTACTTGATCGTATGCGATGAAAGAAATAACACTCCAGACGTTATTGATCAAAATGAAATGGTGGTAGATATCTACCTAAAGCCAGTTCGCGCTGCTGAATTCATTCTTGTTAACTTCTATGCAACTCGTACAGGTACAGACTTCAACGAGATTGTCGGTTAATACTAAACACTAACAAATTAAGCCGGTCCGAAAGGGTCGGCTTTTTTTTGAACTCATATAAAAAACAACTAATCTAGATTAAATAATTACATGGCAGACGTTAAACAAACGATACAAGACTTTTATACTCAGGCGCAAGCAAGAGATTTCGCAAGAAATAACTTGTTCAGGGTACTTAACATTGACTTCGGTAGCGGTAGTGATATATCTATTGATGAAGAGGATCTAATATATGCGACTACAGCTACTCTACCTGGTAAGACAATTCAAGATGTTGTAGTACCTTACATGGGGTTAGATTTTCATGTACCCGGTACTGTTAAGTATAACAACTCTGGTGGATATTCTCTAACTTTTAGAGCTGATGAATCATATAAATTGTATGAGAAGTTCCAACAGGTCATTAATGATACGTTTGATGACTCTACATCTACAGGTAATTACTTTACACCTAAGGCCGATTCTGTCATCGACTTAGTGCAGCTAGATAAGGAACTAAATCAACTAGCACAGTATCAATTGGTTGGCGCTAGCATACGTTCAGTCGGTGATCTATCATACGATGTGACAGCTTCTGGTGACGTACAAACCTTCACTGTTACTATTGCTTACCAGTTTTATAGAAAGACTGCGTAACACTTATTTTTATAACTTTAAGAGCCGTACCTATTTGGTACGGCTTTTTTTTGCTTAAATATTTGTGTATGAGTATTCTTAATGCTGCAGGCAATTTTCTGCAAGGTGTAAAAAGCGTGACGCAAGGTAACCTAGGCGGTTCTCTAGGTCAACCTAATATACAGTTACTTGGTACTAATATACCTGGGGTACCATTAGTGAGTTTTAGAGATTCATTCTTAAAGTCCATGGAGTCATGGATCGGTACCATACCACTAAGAACTCAGTATATTATATTCTTCGATAATTTTCCAAGTGGTTTACGGACTAATGTAATACAAAATCTCGAACCAGTACAAGCAGATAAGAAAGGTTTCGATATCGATAGAGCTAGAGCGGTACTAACGTCTTACCCATTTCAGGGTATTAATGGGTGTATGTTTGCGCAAGGTGCCGCTATTCCAGACGATACATTTCAGACCAGCCATGCTGAGATCGCGAATAATATGGGACTTATACCTGGCCTCATAGGCCAGGGACGTGTAAAATTCTCGCCGCTTACCATAAACTTTAGAGAGACCAATACATCATTCGTTGATAGTTTAGTCAGACCATGGGTTATCTTAGGTGCACATGCCGGTATGGTCGCCAGGCCCGAGAGCTCGACACTAAATGTTAAGACTAACGTAACTATAGTACAGTACACGAGGTCATTTCAAAAACTATCACAGGTGCCTAGAAAGGTCTGGAAGTTTTATAACTGCGTACCTATGAGTGTAGATACGAGAAATTTATCATACGATAGGGAGGCACTTGAAACATATAACACCAGGTGGGCATACACCCACTATACATTAGAGGATAATTTATACTTGCCATTACCTGACTTGATTGATAAAATATTTTAATGGTCTCAAGTCAACTATCAATACCTCTTCAACGAGGCCTAGTACGCTTTGAAGAGCTATCTTACATAGAATATAAAAATATATGTAAGATGCTCCTTTCAAGTGATCTAGAGGAGATTAATAATTGCTTCGAGACAATCACACAGCGCATATCATCTAGTTACGATCTCAATATTATCGATAAATTTGAAGCATTAATATATATTAGAAACTCTATACTAGGTAATAATATAACACTCACTCACGACGATAGAGATGTTAATTTTTCATTGAAGGAACAATGTATAGGTGTCTTTCGAGAGGATGCTTTTGAGTACGGTGGATGTAAGTTCAAGACACCTAAGTATTTTCATAGCAAGGATATTACAGCTACTGTAGCGGATTATCTTTATGATGTTAATGGTAATGATGTAGATAGGTTTTCAATACACGATAAGATCTTAATATTAAATGAAACCGATATACATATTATAAAGGTTGCCGGCATTATAAATAAGATCAAGGATAGGAGTGGCGTGGATATTCTTGAAAATAGAGCAGAAATTAATGTGTATAATGCATCGATACTATACTTCCTACGTGAAATTTTCACTAGTGATCTAATGGAGATGTATGAATTCGAGTACAATATATCGCAACGTCTAAATTTAAAAGGACACGACCTACAGTACTATACACTACCGGAGCTTAAAATTAATTTAAACTTCTATACCAAAGAACAGGCTGAGAAAACTGAAGCCGAAAACAGTAGAACTCCGGACAACGGGGAGTAAATATTGATATGTCCGATGTAAGTAGTATCATTCAAGAGCTTAAAAAAGCAAAAAAGGTTATAAGTGTATTCTCACCTACACTTAAGAGTAGCATTGATATTGCTCCTATTACACTCGCACAGCAATCTAAGATCATCGAAACTGTAGCAAACATTACATCAAGTGCTGGCAGCCCTATTATAGCTATCTTAGAATTTAATAACGTGATGTATTCTATTCTTAAAAAGAATATTAGTGAGTATCAACCCGTCTTTAATACTATTGACCGAACTAACTTTATCCTCGCGCTTAAAGGATATATTGATGGTATCGTTACTACCGAAGATAGTATAGACTTCGATATCAAAAAGATGCTCACTAGAAATGAGAGTATTGAGCTTGAAGTTGCACCAGAAAGCGTCACAGTTGACGATATTACATTTCACCTTGCACCACCTTCAATGGATGACGACCATATCGTTAACGGTCTTATTCTACGTAAGTATAAGAGTAATTCAGCTAAATCTCTTCTGAGTGACGTGTATCATTTTGAATCATTAAAATTTATTAAAGCCATCTCTATTGGTGACCAGACTCTTAAAATTAGAAAAGATACTAAGAGCATAGATATTATTAAGGAGCTCGATACAGTGCAGTTACGACCTGTATACGACTATATTGGTAAGGTTAGAGCCGCTGAAGAAGTGCTAACTAACCACCTCACGGCCGATGAGCAACTAGATATTACCCCAGACCTATTTATATCGTAGTGTGATGTATAAATATATGTATGGCAGAACCTACTATTGCGGAAGCAATTTCGCTACTAACTAAAGTATCAGCTGATACGGCGAACCAACTAAAAATCCTTCAGAAAGAGGTTGGTAAGGGCGCGCGCGCATCAACAACATCGCGAGGCTCTACTGCACCGCGCGAAGCTCAAGGGCCACGAGATATTGTAGAAAGGCCTAAAGATGTTGTAATTACTAATTTTGGACCTGATGCTGAAGATGATCTTGCTAGAGCTTTCGGTCGCGAGACTGAAGCAGCTTTAGAAAAACAGCAGGAGAAAAATAATAGTGACCTAATGGGCCTATTAAAATTAGTAGGAGTCGGTGCAGGTCTTGCGGCATTAGTTGATGGTCAAGGTATTGTAGGTCTTGTATCAGGCTTACAACAAGTTTACAAGAGAATTGATAAGTTTGCAGTAAGAGCTGGGAATGTATTATCACGGATAGGTACTAGAATTAGTGATTTGGCGAAATCTATTAGGAAAGGAGTAACTAGCCGACTTGATAAAGCGAGTAAGGCTGTGAGCAAGGCTATTGCACCTATGCGTAAAAAGGTTATGGAGATGGCTGCCCGTATAGGTAATAGGCTCAGTAGCGCCGCCACGAGTGCCAAAAAAGGCATAGAAAAGGCCGGTACAAAAGTTAAAGAAATAGTTAATACTATATCGACTAAATTTGGCGGAGCCTTTGAAAGAATTGCAAGTAGAATATCCAAGTTTGGATCATCTCTCGTGAAGGGAATGGAGGCAGCAAAGAAAAAA